ATCTAATAATTACTTCTAAGTCTGTGTCTGCAAAAATCTTGAATCCGTAAACAAAAGTATCGTTACTACCATTGCCTGAGTATGAATTTTTTACTGTTGTGCTTGATACTGTCATGTTAGAAACCTTTAAACAATGTTGATGGTTTAGTCAATAAAAACTCTTGACCATTTTTAGCCATATTTTTCTCCATTCTTTTTAAAGAACCTGGAGATAAAGTTTCCATTATCTGATAACCTATAGCATAATCAAAGGCAGTTTTTAAGTAAAATAAATTTAAAAATGGTATATTTTCTTTGATTGATAAATAACCCTGTTTACCTGCTTTTGAATATTCACCTTTAGTTATATAATTAAATATAGCAGCAACTTTTGTAGCTTCAGTTGCAAATGGTCCTGCAAAAGTAGCTAAAGCACCTGTACTATTTTGAATTTTACCAAATAAAAAATCAGTATATATACCTAATCCTCCACCTTGTAACATAGCTGCAAAAAAAGTATTTGTATTCATTGGGTCTCTTGGGTTTTTACCTTTTAATAAATCTTTAGCTGTCATAGATATATATCCAAATATACCAGAACCTGCTATTAATCCTGCTGTACCAAAGAATGCTCTATATTTTCTACCAGCTTCAGTAAAAGATAATTCTCTACCAATAGATTTTTGCATAATAGCAAATGGAAATGCTTTAAACTGACCCCAAAATCTCATAGCTTCTCCAGGTGCAGTTCCTGCTTGTAAACCTTGTTTTAAATATCCTCTAGTTCTAGCGTCTGGTTCTATTACTGCAAAAGTTGATCTATCTAAAAACATTCCTAATACTCTTGTTTTTAAATTATCTCTTGCAATATTTAATTGTCTTTTAGACATTTTTTCTACTCCAGAAATTTCTTTAATCTTTCCATCACTTAATAAATCTATGTTTCTAGCTGAGAAAAATTCTTTACCATCTTCTGATCTTTCAACATCCATTTTTCTAATAACATTCCAAATTTTTTCATTAATACCAAAGTGAGTAATTAATCTTTTAAATTCAACACTTAAATTATTAAAAGATAAGTTTCTTTGTTTAGCAACATAGTTACCCATACCTAACATAGCTCCATCTTTTAAAGAGTTAGTCCACCAAGCAAGACCATTTAGTTTAAAGAATGTTCTTTGTATTTGTGTAAATTGTTTGTTTAAATTATCACCAGAAGAAAATCTGGCAGCAACATCATAAATAAGATTGTCTGAAATAAAACCTAATTGTTCAGCTATCTCTGCTTTTAACTTTGAATTTTTTATTTTACCAAGTCTACCAAGAGCTTCAGCAACTCCACCTATATAAGACCTACCTTGATATTTTAATTCTGTAGCATACAGATGAACATCAGCTATTGCTGATATAACTGCACCTCCTAGTTTTGCCATAGATAAAATAGCACGAGTAATACCAGACCATTTAGCTCCAGGAAAACTATTAATCATATTTACAGAACCATCTACTTCTGCCATAAATTTTGCATAACCACCTTGAGGTTTTACAAAAGTTGCAATTTTATTTACTTTAGTTTGATACAAATCTGGCTTTGTTCTTTTTAAAACATTCATTGTTTCATCTGCCATTTTTAAAAAGTTTTTTTGTGGATTTGATCCAAGCATACTCATCATACCAATATTTCTTCCAGCAAGATTAAAACCCTCAAACAATGCTTCTCTTAAACTTTGTCCACCAAATTTAGAATTGTACGCAAACCAATCATCTGAAGATTTAAAATGTAATACTCTTTTTGCTCCTATTTTTTCTGCTAAGTTTCTTGAACCAAAAGAATTACCAGCTCCATCTACAACTTGATTTTGGTTTCTAATTAGAGAATTGTAAGCAAATGTTAAAAATTCATCTATAGATTCTAGTGTACCATCTATGTTAGCAAAAGTTCTATCTTGATCTAGCTTTGGTAAAATGTAATCTTTCCAAGCAGCATAGTTTCTTTCTGGAGTGCCATTAATTTCTTTTATGTTTTTATTGTTTTTTAAATTTAAAACATCTACTGCATTTCTTAATGCAAAAGGATCATGAGATTGTCTTACAATCCAACCAGGTAAATTTTCTGTATTAGCTCCATGATCGTTATATTTTTTTCTTACAGTTTCAGAAAATTCATTTATAATTTTTCCAAGTTTTACAATATCTTTATCTTTTACTGTAACTTCTCTGCCTGACCCAACTTCCCAAATAACTCTAGCAACTTTTTTTTCTATATCAGCATTAGCTTCAGCGAATAAACTATCAACTTTATTATCTCTTAACTTTGCATTAAATGAAACTAAAAGATCTCTGTAATAAGCAAGTTGTGCAAGAGCAACTGATGATCTTGAACCAGCTTTTTGTAAATTACTTCCAACTAAAACAGCAGTTAAACCTTCTACTGGATTGTTAGGAAATTCTTTTAAAACATATTCAACAGTATTTCTAACTTTTACCTCATCTTCTAAAGCATTTAATTTATTAATTTTTTTTTGTAGAGCTTGTCTTTTTAAAACTCCATCTGCAAGTTTAGATGTAATTGTTTCATCTAAATCTTTAATTTTAGTTTCAGATTGAGCTTTTTTAATATCAGCTAAAATACCTTCTGCTTTTTCTGTAGCAATAGATGATTTTTTTAAAACATTTTCTATTCTAGTTAAACATTTATCTGCCATAATTATCTTCCATTAAAACAATTAATACCATCAATGATAGCATCTTTTATTTCTTTTTCTTTAGTTTTAAATTCTTCTGCTTCTTTTGTTGTTAATTTAACATCATCATTATCTCTTATACCTAAATCTTTTTGTCTATCTTTTAAAATAGCTAATTGACTTTCTACTGTACCTACTTCTTCATCTAAATTTCTTAATTCAATATCTTCTTTTGCATTACTTGCTTCATATTCATCTTGAGCTTTTTGTTCTAAAGAATTTTTAGTTCTACTAGCAGCAGTATCTTCAGAAGTAATTTCTTGTCTTTTAAAATTTATATCTTCATCAATTTGGTTTTTAGTATTAACTCTTTCATTAGGTGATACTTTTTCATTTAATTGAGCATTTCTTAATTTAGGATCAAGATCAGCAACATCCTTAACATTAACATCAATATCTTCTCCAAGATCAGATAATGCTTTAGCCAATAAAGTTCTTCTAACATCTGGATTAGTCTCTGCTAACTCCTTCATTATTCTTGAATTTTCTGGATAGTATTCTCTATACAAACTAAAACCTGGATCTTCACCATCAGTAATACCAGCTTTTTCTCTAGCTTCTTTTATTTTTTTTTTAAATTTTCTATGAGTATTAAAATCTTTTAATTTACCAACTCCAACATGAAGTCCACCACCCAAAACTCCACCAAAAGTAACAGCAATTAAACTGTCTACTAAATCATAATCAGATTGTTCTCTTGTTGCAGCAGTATAAACTAAAGGTTCAACAGCAGCTATACCAACCAATCCTTCCATAGCACCTTTACGAAATCTTGCTCCTGTCAATCCAGTTTTTGCAACCATAGATGCAAATCTAGTTTGTCCAACAATAGGTATAAACATCATAGCAAGGTTAATTGGGTCAGCAATACTGGTTACTAGAGAAGTTGCAAGTTTGGCAGTTGCAGGTAAGAAACCTTGTGGTCCTCTTTGAATAATACTTTGTCTTTCTATTTCAGATTTTTTTCTTGAAACTAAAATATCTACAGTTGATTGTTTTTCATCTTCTTCAAAAAATAAATTGTATTTACCATATTCGTCATTAAGTTTTTGTCTGTCAATTAAAGGTTCATTATCTATTCTACCTCTATTAATTTCTAATTCAGATAAACGAAGAGCAGAAGATACAGGATTATATTTCCAAGCATCTTTTGCAATCTCTCCTAAAGTTTCAAGCATTCCTGTTTTGAATTGATCAAACCCTGTTTGTTGAGCATATTTGTTTGTGTCTAAACCGAAAGAAATATTAGCCATAATTAAATTGGTTCTTTTTCATCTTGTTGACCCATGTTAATAATAACATCAGTACCTGGTAATTTATAAGAATCGTCATCAAAATTAATTTGTAATAATTCACCTTGTTCATTTTCAACTAAACCTAATGAACCATCTCCAAACTCTATAGCAAATACAATACCACTACCATCTGCATTATTAATCCAAACTCCATTATCTTTTGCTTGATCTAACATTTCTTCATTTAGTTCTGTATTAGATATTTCTTCATTAGGAGATTCAAAAGTTTTCATATTAAAATCTTGTAAATATTTATTTTTTATAATCTTTGCTTTTTTTTCTATAAATTCTATATGTTTTGGACTTAATCTTTCATTGTTGTAATTTTTAGGAATAAAATAAGTATCATTTCTTCCAAATATATCTCCACCTGCAAATTCAAAATTATTATTAATATAATTTGTTGCTTTTTTTATTGCTTTACTTTGATCCATACCAGCAGACATAGAATTAATAGCAATGTAAGTTATGACTTTTTGTATATCTCCCAACTCTTCATTAGCTTTTGTTGTATTCATTTTATTACTAAACATAACAACTTTTCTAAAGTCATTCATTTCTGTTGCTACTTCTTGGTTAATATTATTAAATGTTGTGTTAGTTTGAGTTTTTACATAATCATTTAATCTAGTTCTTTCTTCTTTAGTATCTATGCTAGTTGCCATAGTTGCAAAATTTTCATCATTTAAATAAGAAGCTAATTTAGCGGTAACAGGTAAACCATTTTCAGTTAGTTGATTTAATACTCTTCCATATTGCTCTCCATATTGAGCTTCTAAAGATTGAAGATAACCAACTTTAGCTAATGGTTCTTGTTTGTTATAATCTTGAACAACATTTTTTGCAAAAGATTGAGGTAACACTTTTATAAAAGCACTATCAATATCCATATCTTTTTGTGCTTGAACAACACTATTAATATATTTTGTAAATAATTGAGATTTTATTGTTGGATCTGATTCAGCGTTGTAAATATCAAAATTATTTCTTACTAATTTATTGTGAGTTAAAATTAATACAGCAGCATCATTTTTTATAAGTTCAGATTTTTGACTTATAAATTCTTTTACTTTTTGTTTGTACTCCAAATCTTGAGCAAGGTTGCCAGAATTTAATTCAAAGCCATCTAATATTTTTTGTTCATTACCAATTTTAGAATTAAATATTTCTGATTTGAAAACACTAACTCTTATTGTGTTAGCTTGAGTTTCTTTAAAATCTTGATAAACTTTATTGCCAAAAATTTCTTTAATAGCAGGTTCATTAATATTTATTTTAATTCCATTTTCTAAACCTACTAAATAATTAGTTATATTTTCTCTTAGTATTGGTGTTGCTTCTAATTTAGCATCTCTTTTTAATTCTTCTCTAGTTTTTAAAGTTAAACCTTCATATTTGCCTGTGTTTAAATTTACATAAGTTTGAACTGGATCATTAGTAATATCTTTTTGAACTTGAAAATAACCTATAGTATTTGGAATAGCTGCTACTTTACCCTCATAAGTATCTATATCAATTAATCCATCATTATAATCATCTAAATAAATTTTACTTAAATCTGTAGGCAATGCTGCTTTTGCTAATTCATTATTACCATATATGGAATCTGTTAAAATTCTTTCTTCTTTAGTGTTTGATTCAATGGCTCTTGATTGAACTAAATTTTTATAAACTGCGTTATCTACTGAAAATATTTTTTTTTGTTCTTCTAATAAATAACTATTAGTAAACATGGTTTTAACTGTACCACTAGATGCTTGAGAAGCATATTTATCTCTTATAATTTTACTTTGTTGCATAAGATAAGAATTTGCTTGTTCTGAATTTTTATATAAAGAAGATGCTTTTTGAGCCACATCATTTAATTCTAAAACAGATTTATTTTCTAATTCAAGAGCTTCTGTTTTATTCTCAATTGTTTTTTCTTTAATATAATAATCTTCGGCTGCTTTACCTAAAGGTCTTAACGCTGCTGCTACACTTTGATTTACATTTACTTTTATATTAGAAACAACACCAGCTGCTTCTGCTGTAGGTCTTGCTGTAGATGTAAATGTAGGTATTTTAGGCATTATGTAGAAGTTCCTATTCTAAGTAAACTTTCTCCAGCTTTTGCATAATAACCAAGTTGAGCAATTCTTCCCTCTCTTTTAGCAATTACTCCTTGTATTCTTGCAAAGTTTGCATCTTCCATTTTTTGTGATTGTGCAACTTTAGAATTATATTCCATAACATTTTTTTGAATTTTACTTTGTTCTATATTATATCTTGCAATTCTTAAAGCTGAACCCTCTAATGTTACGCCAGATTTTAATGTTGCTACTTTTGTTTGTCCTTGAACTTGTCTAAATTGTTGGTCAAATCTAGCAAGATCAAACTCAGTTTGTTTTTCTATTGCTTCAGCTTCTTGTTCTTTTATTAAAGCGTTTCTATTTTGAACACTTTGATTATATTTACCAAGTGCTGCGGCTTGTTTTCCTGCTGCTATATCAAATACAAAACTCATTAAAATATCCTTGCATATCTGTATTGGTCTGAACCATCAAAGCCATAGTATTTCATTAAACCCTCATTCTCTAAACCTAACCATTTAGCAAATCTTAAACCTTTATCAAAATCTACCCTTACAGCAGTTTGTACTCTTTTAATATTATTTTTTTTA